TTAGATAATTTTTATGATGGTTCCGGCATCTTTTAATTTTGTGTAAGTAAAACCCACCGCTCCGTAAAATGATACGCAAAGGAATATCAAAGCGAAGAGCATTACGTAGAAGCTAACGTCACCCTTAACAGAAAACTGATAAATTGCAAAAAAGCATAGTAAGACGAATGCTGTCAGGGAGGAGAGTGCAATAAAAGAATAAAGGAAAATCATGAGCAGGTCGTCCTGACGTTAACATATGTCAAACCATTGTATCTACAGCTTGGCGGATTACCAACCTGCTTCAATACAACGCGCTTCAAAAAGGTTACCTACGCATCGTTTATCGCGAGCAGCGTAAAATGTGGAAGCATCCCAGTGGTGGTTAAAACCTCCTGTGACTGGGTAAAACCAATCTACCTGACTGATCACGACATCGACGTTCTGGATCGGCAGACAAAGCGCGACATCTTGACGCATAACAAAGCGTGGCATGCGAATTGCCATACAAGATAGAACCTCATCCATGAGGCTCTGACACAGTCTCTCCTCTGGACTTTAACCGTAGCAAAGTCTCACAACTCCGCACTCGATCGGCATTCATGTGTTACAGTTAGACCGTGGTGAATCCCCCTCAGCGGCGGGGCTAATTAACCTGACGACTCTTCTTCATGAGGGCATCGTGAATTTCTGAAGCAAGCGGGTCATGGTTGGTTAACCAAAAGGCTCACCGGGAGGCACCCGGCACCACATCTATACGAACCGCAGGTCATCAACTGGTAGGCTGGGTAATACTTATCGCGAATAAGTGATAAAAAATGCCCCCCAACCAGGAGGGCAAGAGGAGTCTCAGTTTTACTTGCTCTTTTTTATCGATGGTTCCCTGGAGTTGGCAATCTCCTCATCAGAGTCTTGAAGAGCTTGGCAGTCAGCCAGTAATCAACAAGCATAAGCGCTAGTGATTAAGATAATCCTTACCTAACCATTTGTGCTGGGCAGTATCATTAAATACTCTGATTATGCATAAGGCTGACATAGCGACGGCAAAGGTATAGAGTTGAAGTGTTTTTATGGAACGAGGAATAACATGAAGGTTAAATTGATTATCGCTGCTATAGCTTTGGTTTCGTTCAGTGCTGTTGCTGACGAGGGGCAGTATCTCTCTGACTTCGCCAGTGCAAAAAGCACCTCTAAAAGCTACTCCCAGCTTATTAGTAAAAACAAATTACCTGAATGGGTAAAAAGCGGTGGCACAAGCACGCCATCAACCGAAGTTACAGTTGCAGGCAAAAAGTATATTGCACTGTCAGGGTGTAAACCTCATAGTTGTCCAGAACAGAATATTGCTGTTCTCTACTCACCTGATAACGGTGATATCCATGGTGTGTTTTCTGATTTCAATGCAGAAAAGAACCAAGAGACATTGACCTGGTTAAACCTGGGTCCGATTGATTCTGATGCGATGAAAAATGCGCTTTTCAATCGGATGTACGGCAATTAAATAGCCCAAGCTTCAAACGGCAATCCACCAGTTTGAAGCTTCAAAACACAAATCAATCGCCTCACAATGTGTTGGTCGCTCACATCGCACCCTCATTCCGCTTAACTTTAGCAATGAATTCTTCTGTGATTGATAGACCCGCTATGATTTCCGAATTTAAGGCGGAAGCACCAAATTTGCTTACAAGGTCCAGAAGAGTTTCATAAGTCTGGATGAGTTCCATTAGATCGGAAATCACTAATTGGTCATGCTCAGTGCGCAAATGTGACCGGGCAGAGGCATGATGCACTATCCACTCGAGATTGGCCTTGATTTTGTGAACATCATCATAGTTATACATATTTCATAAGCTTAAATCCTCATTTCAAGATTTCTTTGAGAAAAATACTTCCTTGCTTCAAACACTGAAGCTGTGAGTGACGTCTAAAGTTCATTTAGTTTAGAGGTGACAATGGCTAAGCCGGACTGGGGCGAGCTGCAGAAGCGGTTCCTGTCTGATCACGCTGCTACTGGCATATCCCCTAAGGAATGGTGCGAGACACATAATCTTAATTATGTAACTGCTCGCCGCTATATCAAGAAAACTGCTGCGCAAAATACAAAAATTTACCCGCAAAAGATAGTGCGCACTGCGCAGAATGATAAAAGCGCAGATGAGCTGGTGGCTATAAAGCTAAGCGCGAAGGTAAAGCACTTTATTGCTGAATACCTGAAGGATAATAACGCCACGGCAGCCGCTGCACGTGCTGGCTATAGTGACCCAAACTATGGTCGTCAGCTAATAGCGAATCCTAACGTTGCGCAGGCAATTGCGCAGCAGCAAAAAGCCTCCATTGAGCGCACGCTTGGCAGTGCCGATGAAGTCCTCGCACAGATGTGGCAGCTTGCCACCTTCGATGCAAACCAACTTTCGCAGTATCGCCGCGGTGCGTGTCGTTACTGCTGGGGCTTCGGCCACCACTATCAGTGGCGTGACGCTGTAGAGTTCGAAGAGGAAACAGCAAAGGCGGAGGGAAGGGAAGGGGCAAGGCTGCCGCAAGATACAGGCGGCTATGGCTACGATCACACCAGAGAGCCTAACCCTGGCTGTCCGCGCTGTAACGGTGACGGCATCGGCCAGCCTTATTTCCCGGATACACGCAAGCTCCCGGCAACTTCTCGGCTCGCTTACTCCGGCGTAAAGATCGGCAAGAATGGCGTCGAGATAACCACTATCAGCCGTGAGCGAATGTTCGAAGCGGTAATGAAGCGGCTTGGCCTGGCGGATAGCGAATTCGCGCAGCGTCTCCAGCAAATCGAAATCGACCGCCGGCAGCTGGAGGTCGAAAAACTCCGCAAAGAGCTGGCCGGTGATGGTGATGATGACGAACCGACTCCAGTGCAGATCAATATCAACGTAGTGGACGCGAGGGCGGAAGATGGGGATCAGCCCGACACTTAACATTCCTCAGGCGCGTTTCCTCGCGATGCAGCACAAATTCAAAGCCTACGTTGCTGGGTTCGGTTCCGGTAAGACGTGGGTGGGTTGTGGCGGCATCTGTAAGGGGATGTGGGAGCACCCTAAAATTAACCAGGGTTATTTCGCGCCGACGTACCCGCAGATCCGTGACATCTTCTACCCGACGATTGAAGAGGTGGCCTTTGACTGGGGGCTGAGCGTGATAATCAATGAGGGGAACAAAGAGGTTCACTTCTACGAGGGGCGACGATACCGCGGGACCACAATCTGCCGTTCAATGGAGAAGCCCGGCTCGATAGTCGGTTTCAAAATCGGTAACGCGATGGTTGATGAGCTGGACGTCATGGCGGCAGCCAAAGCGCAACAGGCATGGCGAAAAATCATAGCCCGTATGCGTTACAAGGTTGATGGGTTGCGTAACGGCATCGATGTCACCACAACGCCGGAAGGTTTCAAATTCGTCTACCAGCAGTTCGTGAAGGCGGTGCGTAAAAAGCCCGAGCTTTCTGCTCTGTACGGCCTGATACAGGCCAGTACGTTCGACAACGCGAAGAACCTGCCCCCGGATTACATCCCGTCGCTGCTGAGTTCTTATCCTGATGAACTGATTCAGGCCTACCTGCGCGGGAAATTTACGAACCTCAACAGCGGGACCATTTACCACACCTTTAACCGTAAGCTGAACAACTGTTCTGACGAGATTCAGGATGGGGATCCGCTGTTTATCGGTATGGACTTCAACGTTGGAAAAATGGCCGCGATTGTTCACGTAAAGCGTAACGGGCTACCTCGTGCGGTTCGTGAACTTGTGAAGGTCTTCGACACGCCGGCGATGATTAAGCGCATCCAGGAAGAGTTCTGGCGATATGAGGATGGTTGTTATGTGAAGAGCCGGGAGATTTACATCTATCCGGATGCCTCTGGCGACTCCCGCAAATCGCAGAACGCCAGCAAGACCGATATTGCCCAGCTCAACGATGCCGGATTCAGCGTCATCGTTGATGATGCCAACCCGCCGGTTAAAGACCGCATCAACTCAATGAACGCCATGTTCTGCAACGCCAACGGCGAACGCCGCTATCTGGTCAACGTCCAGAACTGCCCGGTTTATACCGAAAGCCTCGAGCAGCAAATCTGGGCGGCCAATGGCGAACCGGATAAATCAGCGGATAACGATCACCCCAATGATGCTGGTGGGTACTTCATTGTGAAGGATTACCCCATCGTGAAACCGGCATACTCAATCACCATGGACACCACTTTCTGATATGGCAAACGACGACATCACCTGGGTTCGACCAGAACACCGGGCGGCTTCTGCTGCCTGGCGGAAATACAGAGACTTTTGCAAAGGCGCTGAGGCCGTAAAAGCGGCGGGCAATAAATATCTGCCTTATCTCGATCCAACCGATAAATCCACGCGCAACCGTAAACGTAATGAGGACTATCTGAGCCGCGCGGTGTTCTATGCCATTGCCGGCAATACGAAGATCGGCATGCTTGGGATGGCGTATCGCAAGGATCCCACCTTCAACGGTCCGGAGAAGCTGAAATACCTGTTGGACAATGCTGACGGGGCCGGTACCAGCATCTATCAGCAGTCACAGCTGGTGGCTGAGAACGTACTGGAAGTTGCACGGGAGGGGCTTTATGTCGATTACGCAGAAGCCTCCGATGAGGCGATCATCCTCCGCTACCCGGCAGAGAACATCATTAATTGGCGGACGAAGCGTATCAATGGGCGCGATCAACTGGTGCTGGTGGTCCTGCGCGAATGCGTAGAAGAGCCGGATGGTTACGCTTACAAGGACGAAATTCAGTACCGCGAGCTGGCGCTGGAAGAAGGGAAGTTTATCTGCCGCGTATGGCGCCGGGCAGGTGGCACTGCAAGCGGAACCTATGTCGTCGACAGCGAATATCATCCGAAGCCTAAAGGGAAGGAATACTGGGATGAAATCCCGTTCACTTTTGTCGGCGCCCAGAACAACGATCCCACTATCGATGACTCGCCGCTGGCTGCGCTGGTGGAAATTAACCACGGCCATTATCGAAATAGCGCTGACTATGAGGACAGCGTGTGGTTCTGTGGCCAGGTGCAGCCGTATATGACTGGTCTTGATACCGGCTGGCGAGATCACCTTGAGAAGACCGGAGTAAAAATTGGTTCCCGTTCACCGCTAATGCTTCCCAAAGATGGCTCGTTTGGCTATGCCCAGGCGCAGCCGAACATGCTGGCTAAAGAGGCCATGGACAGCAAACGCGATTACATGGTGCAGTTGGGCGCCCGACTGATTGAGCAGAACGCCACGGCGAAGACTGCAACGCAGGCAAGCGGTGAGCAGACATCATCAACATCGGTGCTAGGTATCTGCGTTTCGAACGTTTCCGAGGCTTACACGCTGGCGCTGGGCTGGTGTGCAAAATACCTGGGTATTAATGGGGGTGAACCAGCCTACATCATCAACCAGGAATTTATCGCGAAGGTTGCCGAATCCGGGATGGTCACCGCTATTGTGAACGCCTGGCAGTCCGGCGCGCTGCGCGATACTGACATGATTAGGGCTCTTCAGAAACTCGACCTCATCAACCCGGCAGACAGTCCGGATGATGTGATTGATTCGCTCCGCAATCAGGCTCCTTCATTGACCGGGGGCTGATATGGCAACAGTCAACGAAAGTTTGCGGGATGAGGCCATTGCTCATTCCGTCTGGATTAGCCGCTATGCGACTGGTGTCGCTAACCGGATGGTGAAGCTGCTTAACGAGACGGACGCAGAACTATCTGCCCGTCTGCTGGATGCACTAGATCGGCTTCCGGCTGATAGCTTCACGGTTAGACATCTGGAAAGCTTGCTCGGCAGCGTACGCGAACTTAACCATCAGGCTGTCGCTTCAATGCAGTCCGGGCTGGAAGGGGAACTTCTTGCGCTTTCCAGGAACGAGGTCAGTTACCAGCTGAGCCTGTTCGATTCCCTTCTTCCCTCACAGGTGCTGGCACGCTATCCGCTACAGGGAATTAGCGCCGATATGGTTTATGCCGCGGCGATGGCTCAGCCATTTCAGGGGCGCCTGCTGAGTGAGTGGGCGGAGAATCTGGAATCGGACAGGCTAGCGCGGATCGTAAATGCTGTACGCCGTGGCTATCTTGCTGGCGACACGGTTGAAACCATCGCCCGAAGCGTGCGCGGCCATGCCAATAAAGACTATCGCGACGGCGCGCTTCAGATGAGCAGGGCAAACGCCGCCAGCATCGCTAAAACAGCCGTTAATCATCTGGCTGCCACCGCACGCAACAGCTTCACCAGCGCCCACAGCGACATCGTGAAGGGTAAACAGTGGCTGTCTACGCTGGACAATAAAACCAGTCACGACTGCATCATTCGCGACCTGCTGCGCTACACCTTGGATAATAAACCGATCGGGCACAAAGTACCTTACCTGCAAGGGCCCGGGAAAATTCATTTCTGTTGCCGTTCTACTGAAACCCTGATTATCAAGTCCTGGCGCGAACTCGGCATTGATATTAATGAGATGGACGAGGGCACTCGTGCCAGCATGGATGGTCAGGTACCTGCTAAAACCACCTATCTTGAATGGCTCGCGCGTCAGCCAGCTCAAAGGCAGGATCAGGTTCTGGGTGCCGAGCGTGGCCGTCTGTTCCGCGCGGGTGAAATCGACCTGGCTGATATGTTCACTGACAAAGGCGAGTGGATCAGCCTGGAACGTCTTAAGCAGCTATCAGGTCCTTGAACCTGACAACCATCACTTTCTACACGCCCTGGCATCCGCCGGGGCTTTTTTATGGGCGAGGCCCGACTAAATCCCGAGGGGAAATTATGTTAATTCGAAACATGCTTCTGAAATATTACGCACCTGAAAGCGGCGGTGAGGGCAGTGGTGGTGGCGGTATCGAAATCACCCCCGAAATACAGAAGCTGATTGATGAGCGTGTGACCAATGAAGTTACAGGTCTGAAAACAAAAAACTCTGAGCTGCTGGGCACCATCAAGCAGCAAAAAGAAAACCTGTCACGTTTTGACGGTATCGACCCAGACGCTGTACGCGGCATTCTCCAGCGTTTTTCTGACGATGAAGAGGCGAAGCTTATCGCCGCCGGAAAAATTGACGAGGTGCTGGATAAGCGTACCGAGCGCATGCGTGCTGACGTTGATAAGCAGATCAAAGCGGCGAACGAGCGCGCGGAAAAAGCTGAAGCGTTCTCCAACAAATTCCGGGATCGGGTCCTCGGGGATGCAATCCGGGCAGCAGCCTCTAAAGCGGGCGCGCTGCCTGAAGCTTCTGACGATCTGATTCTGCGTGCCAAAGGCACATTCCAGCTCAACGACGAAGGCGAGGCCGTAGCGGTTGATGCAAATGGCGATGTTCTGTTCGGCAAAGACGGCAAAACCCCACTAAGCCCGCTTGAGTGGGCGGAGTCACTCAAGGAGACGGCTCCGCATCTGTTCCCTCGCGCAGAAGGCACGGGCGCGGGCGGACACAAGCCAAACGGTGGTGGAAGCCTGAAACGTTCCGAAATGAGCGCCAGCGACAAAGCGGACTACATCCGCAAACACGGTCAGCAGGCCTTCCTCAAACTTCCGAAATAAGGGATTTAAACCATGGCAACGACTGTTAATACCGACCTGGTTATTTATGACGATCTGGCGCAGACCGCGTTTCTTGAGCGTCGCCAGGACAATCTGGAAGTGTTCAACGCTTCCTCCAACGGTGCGATTTTGCTGGATAACGAACTGATTGAAGGCGACTTCCGTAAACGCGCCTTCTACAAAGTTGGTGGTTCCATTGAATCGCGCAATGTGAACTCTGTCGATAAAGTCACAGGTAAAAAAATCGGTGCCGGTGAAGCGGTATCCGTTAAAGCACCGTGGAAATACGGTCCGTATGAAACCACGGAAGAGGCCTTTAAACGCCGTGGCCGCTCCGTTGATGAGTTCTCCGAAGTGATCGGCGTTGATGTCGCAGATGCCACGCTGGAAGGCTATGTGAAATATGGCCTGAAAGCGCTGACTGCGGCGATTGGTGCTAACGCCGACATGGTCGTAACCGCCGACATTGAGACCGACGGTAAAAAGACCCTGACGCGTGGCCTGCGCAAATATGGCGACAAGTTTAACCGAGTGGTTCTGTTCGTGATGCACTCCGCGACCTACTTCGACATTGTGGATGAGGCGATTGCCAACAAAATTTACGAAGAAGCGGGCGTGGTGGTTTACGGCGGGCAGCCGGGCACGCTGGGTAAACCTGTGCTGGTGACCGACACCATGGACGCTGATGCGATCCTTGGGCTGGTAGCTGGTGCGGTTACCGTCACCGAATCTCAGGCGCCGGGCTTCCGTTCCTACGATATCAACGATCAGGAAAACCTTGCGGTTGGCTATCGCGCTGAAGGCGTGGTGAACGTTGACCTGCTGGGCTACAGCTGGGATACCGCCAAAGGTGATAACCCTGACCTGACCGCCATCGGCACTGCGGGCAACTGGAAGAAACACTTCACCAGCAACAAATCTACGGCAGGCGTACTGATTAAACTGGAATCCGCAGTGGGGGAGTAACGCTGTCAGCGGATAAAACCTCCGCAACTGCTGACAGCACAGACGCGGTAACTGTTTCTCTGAAGTACACGCTGAATGGCTCCGGTGTATCCGGTAAAACTGTCGCGTGGACGTCCACAGGCGGCACGCTTAGCACGGCCAGTTCTCAAACCGGCTCTGCTGGTGGTGCAACGGTGAAACTCACATCAGACGTTGCTGGCACCTTCACGGTAACCGGCACGGTTGAAGGAGTGTCAAAAACCACTGATGAGATCAACTTCACTGCGCCTGCCGGAGAATAACGAATGGGGCGAAAGCCCCATAAACAGGATGATTCGATGATCAATACCGATATCACTTCTCCTGATGCCAACAGCTACGCCAGTGAAGAGGATCTTGCCTCATTTGCGGCAATACGCGGCATTGAACTGCCTGACAAGCTCACACCTTTGCTGATTAAGGCAATGGATTACCTGGAGGGGCTGGACTGGGTTGGCTCAAAAGCTGACCCGAAACAGGCTCTGGCATGGCCACGCGTGAATGTCGTTCTGGATGAACATGATTTCCCGCCGGATGAAGTTCCTCGGCAGGTTATGACCGCGCAGTGCATGCTGGCGGTAGAGGCAATCGACGGCGATTTACTCTCCAGCGTGCGCGAAGCCGCTGTGAAAACTGAACGTGTGGAAGGTGCTGTAACCATGACCTACGCGGTCGCGGATGGCGAAGTATTCACGCCGTCTTATCCTGCCGTTATGGCGCTGCTGGGCGATCTTGCTGGTGGTCGTGGCTACGCAATCAATGCATTTGCAGAGAGGGCATGACATGCCGGACCTGAAAGTTATTAACCTGGCGAGCAGAAAAGATGCTGATCTGGAACATAACCGAACAGAGGTTATTAGGCTTCTGGAAGAGGCGCTTCATGCTGCTCGCGAAGGCAATTATCGTAGCATGGCTATTTTGCTTATTGATGAAAGCGGTGCGGTTATGGATGCCTGGCATAGCGGTGGTTTTCCGTACGTTATGGTTGGCGCCATCGAATCACTCAAAACTGATTTTATCAATCTGCAAATCGAGAGGCGCTGACGAATGCCCATTGATTACCTACGTATGCAGGCCAGAACAACGCGCATGCTCAGGCAGAACGGAGCGTTATACAACGTCACCCGTAAAGGCTCGGTAACGGTTATCGGCGGCGTTGAGCATAAAACTGAAGAGGTCCGTTTTACTGCTGTGGGCGTGAAGACCGAATACGCGCCAGGCGAAATAGATGGAACGGTCATCGTTAACGGCGACGTGCAGATCGTTTTTACGGCAGAGCAGGAAATTAAAATCGGCGACGTAGTCGATATTGATGGCACAGTCCACCGGGTTATCAAACCCAACCCGGCAAAACCTGCCTCGCTGGTACTCTGCTACAAAGCACAGTTGAGGGCATAGCATGGGAGAGAACACGGCATTCCTCGCTGAAATTACAGCATTCGTCAATAAGGCCAAAGCGAATCAAGAAGCTGTGGTGCGCACGGTGGGTATTAAAATACTCAACCAGCTTGTAATGATGTCGCCCGTGGGTAACCCGGAGTTGTGGGAAATCAACAAGACGGCGGTTTCTTACAATCAGGCCGTATACGACCACAACGAGGACCAACGAGCGGATCCTGCCAACCTGACCAAAACCGGGCGACTGAAGAAAAAAGCCCGGGTGGTGGATGGGATGGATATCAAAGCACCGCCGGGGTATACGGGCGGACGCTTTCGCGGTAACTGGCAGGTATCGTTTGATGCTCCGACAGCTGATGAAACAGGGCGAATAGACAAGACCGGCGACCTGACAAAAGCAGCCGGGAACTACACGCTGTCACTGTTCAAAGTCGGGATGAAGGCCATTTATTTCTGCAACAACGTCCCGTATGCATACCCGCTTGAAATGGGGCATTCCACACAGGCACCGGGCGGAATGGTCCGTATAACCGCTGCTGAGTTTCAACGCTTCTTTGAGGAAGCTGTCAAGGAGGTGTCCAGGTGATTCCTGATATTGCATCTGCACTGGCCGCCAGACTGGGTATCTGGGCCGATGCCGAGGGCATTTCGGTTGCATGGGAGAACGTGCCGTTTACACCTCCTGCTAACGAAATGTACCTGGCCGTTCACGATATGCCTGTTACGCCGAGAACTATCGATCTCGGATTGCGCTGCCGGACTTATTCAGGCGTGTACCAGATTAATGTCGTGGCGCCAGCCGGCTCCGGCCGTACCTCCGTCGTTGCCCTGGCTGGCAGAGTAGCGGAATTATTCCCCGAGGGGCTGGAAATTGCAGGCAAAGATTTTACCTGCTGGATTGGCAGCGCGCCTGGCATATTCCGCGGGATCCCTACACCTGTGTCCTACTCCGTTCCTGTCAGCCTGAATTATAGGGCAGACATCACCAACTGATTCCCTCAGTGATGTCCCACAACTGACCGGCCTTGAGCCGGTTTTCCCGTTTCTGAAGGAGAAACCATTATGGGCTTTGCACTGCCTAACGGCGCTCATGTTTATCTGGCGTCGGGCTATGGCCCGGCCATTACTTTCACCGGCGCGACGAATGCTGAGCACGCGGTGATCACCGTCAGCGCCGCGGACGATATTGCGGTCGGCGATATCGTTCACGTGAACTGCAACTGGTCGGGTATTGATAACGTTATCGCGAAAATCGACGCGATTGCGGAGAATGCTGTCACTCTTCGCAACATCAATACCACCAACAAAAACAAATACGCGGCGGGTGGCGGTTCCGGCTCTATTCGCAAAATTGAAGAATGGACCGAACTGCCACAAATCACTGAGGTATCGAAATCCGGTGGTGATCAGAACACCACGCAGATTCAGTTCCTCAGCGATGATCGCCAGCGCAACCTGAATACCTATAAATCCGCTGTCTCTCAGACTTACTCGATTGCTCACGACTCAACTCTGCCGGTTTATCCGCTTCTGCGCCAGCTGGACGAAGACGAAGAGACTGTGGCGGCGTACATGTACGTACCGAAGGCGAAGGAGAACCGTTACTGGGCGGCCACGGCATCTTTTGACGACACGCCGGCCACGGCGGTGAACGAAGTCGAAACGGTAAGCGTCGTGCTGAACCTGCAATCGCCTGCAATGACCTTCTACAAGGTCGACTCGGGAAAAACTGAGACAGTAGCGGTAACCGGCGTCAGCCTGGATCGGCCAACCCTGAGCATTAAACAAGGGGCAACCGCCACGCTGATCGCTACTGTCGAACCATCTAACGCCACCAATAAAACGGTGATCTGGACATCTTCAGATGAATCGATCGCAACGGTTGATGCCTCTGGCAAGGTCAGTGGTATTGCGGAAGGCAATGCCACTGTAACAGGTACGACCGCCGATGGTGCGAAAACCGCGACCTGTGATGTCACCGTTACTGCTGCAAATTAATCCCGGCCCCACTCGGGGCCACAACTCTACGGGAAAAATATGGCTACCAAATTCACCCTCCAGCCCAAACCAACTTTTAAGGCCAACGTCTCGATCCCGCGCGCCGGCGATGAGGATGGCGTGCTGACCTTCACGTTTAATCATAAGCCACTCAAAGAGCTGGCTGACCTGGAAAAACTGGAAGGCAAAACCGCCACTGATTTTCTGATGGAAATTATTTCTGGCTGGGCGCTCCCCGATACATTCAACGCGGAAAATCTCTCGGTGCTGCTGGAAAACTATCCGGCTGCAATGAAGGCTATCCCTGAAACCTACTATCGCGAACTGATGGGGCAGCGCGAAAAAAACTGATAGCGGTTGCCTCGGCGTTCTATACGCCTGAGCCCACTGCGGAAGAGCTGGCACCATATGGGCTCACGCCGGATGATTACGACGATCAATACATCGATGTCTGGCCAGATGTCTGGCCTTCATTTCTGGTATTTCAGTCCGTCAGTACGCAGTGGCGCACGGGGATGGGCGGCGCAACAGGGCTTGATTACAACGTCCTTCCCTGGGAAATGCGTCTGCATAACGTACACGACGAGGTAACCGCATTTTCCGATCTCCAGATAATGGAGCGAACCGCGCTAAAAATTATGCATAAAGAGGGTGCTGGATGAGTAACGACATCGCTACTATTTCGCTGCGCGTAAATACCAGTGAACTGGAGCGCGGCAACCAGGCGCTGGATCGCTTTCAGGAGTCTGCGTCCGCCGCGGCAGGTAAAGCGGATGACCTGAACAGTACGTTCCGCACCGGGATCGACAACCAGAAAAAAAACAGCGAAAGCCTGAAACAGCAACGGCAGGAACTGCAAAACTTGCTGAATAAAATCAGCCCCGTTAACAAAGCGTTGGATGAACTCGATACCATTCAGGAGAGCCTGTCTAAGTTTCGCAGTAAAGGGCTGGTGGATGATGAAGATTTTACGCGTTACAAAAGCGTGCTTGAGTCAACCCGCGCGAAACTGGCGCAGGTCATGGAATCTGAAACAGCAGAGGGCCGTGCTCGCATTGAGCAGGCACAGGCAGCGCAACGGGCAGCTGCCGCAGGCAAAAATTTTATCGACTCACTCGAGGACCAGGTTGCAGCTATCGGAAAAACCCGTGCAGAGTTGCTTGAACTGAAAGCGGCCCAGCTCGGCGTTTCGGATCGCGCTGCTCCAATGATTGCCCGACTAAAAGAGCAGGAAGAGTCCTGGAAATCTGGAGCTATCAGTGCGGGGCAGTACCGTAATGCCATGCGTTACCTGCCAATGCAAATGACGGATATTGTGACTTCACTGGCCTCCGGTATGCCGGTTTATATGATCGCTATCCAGCAGGGTGGTCAGCTGCGTGATTCCTTTGGCGGAGTGGGTAACGCGCTAAAAGCTATGTTATCCATGGCCACCCCGGCGCGTGTAGCGATTGGTGGTCTGGCTGGTGCAGTTCTCCTTGCCGCGAAGGCAGGAGCTGATTACTTCACTGCCTATGACGAAATCAATAAAGCTGTCATCCGCACTGGAAACATTGCCGGTACGTCAGCGCTACAGATTATGGCATCCTCCCAGTCAATCTCTGCTTCAACCGGGGCTACGGTGGGCATTGTCCAGAGTCTGATGACAGAGTTGGTTGGTATCGGCTCAATGACTCAGCAACAGCTTGAGAAAGCTACCAAAGCGACGGCGCTGGCAGTTGAAACTGGCATTGTTTCGGCTCAGGACATTACCAAGGCTTATAAGGATATTGAAAAGGATCCGGTTAAGGCTCTTCAGAACCTTAATGAGCAATTCAACTTTCTCACCGTTTCACAGCTTAAGCACATTGACGAGTTAGTTAAGCAGAAAGACCAGACCGCTGCCGTTACTCAAGCTATGGATTTGTTTGGCGACACGATGGCAGAGCGCGGAGAGCAGGCTTACGACTCGCTGACACCATTTGGCCGCCTGTGGCTTGATATCAAGGGATGGGCGTCTGAGGCTATGCAGAGCATCGGTCAGTTGGTTGCTGAACTGGCATCGAACACGCTAAAGGAATTTAACGCAATTTATTACAGCGTCGCGATAGTTTTTCAGAAGCTGAACCATATTATTTCTTCTTCTATCGCGGCTGCGATTAATCTCGTTCCTGACTGGGCGAAAACTGATACTTTGCAGGGATGGCAGGCCTATAACGAACAAATGGCCGCCGCTTATGGTAACAGCGTATCTCAGTTGGAAAAGGACTGGGACGCAGCTGACATTAGCGCAGGCAAGTACCTCGATACATCCCGCAAGATAAGCGCCGCGACCACTCAGAAGGATCGCGAAGCAGTCGCTTCGTTTGGCAAAAAAACGAAAACAGGAAAACAGGGCTCTGTATCTGCTGGCGACCGCAGTACTAACGCTGCTCAGGCCGAATTGCTGGCGCTTCAGGCGCAGTTGCGAGCGCTTCAGCAGCATAAAGGGCTGAACGACACTATCAGCAAGCAGCGCAAAGATCTGTGGACCACTGAGGCGAAATTTCAGGTGCTGGAAGAGGCCTCGCGTTCACGTTCACTGACGAAGCAGGAACAATCCCTGCTGGCGAGTAAAGACCAGGTGCTTCAGTTGGCACGGCAGAAAGCCCTGTTAGGTGATCAGATTACCGCACAGGACCAGCTGAACAAGCGAATGGATACCTCTCAGAAATATGTCACGCAGATGGCTGAGAAACAGGCTGCATTAGTGAAAGGTGCCGGGATGAGTGACCGTCAGGCACAACGTGAACTGGCAAAGAGCCAGCTCTCTTCTGGCTGGATCAACTCCGGCGCTAAGCTTGACGACGAGAGTTATCAAAAGCAGCTTAAAGCGGCGAATGATTACTATGATGCCGAGGACCGGTTACGTGGCGACTGGCTGACTGGCGCGAAAAAGGGCTGGGCTGAATTTGAGGACAGCGCGACCAATGTTTACTCGCAGGTGCAGACTATTACCAGCAATGCGTTCACCGGGATGGCCAGCACGCTAACCGACTTTTTTACTACAGGTAAATCTAACTTCTCAGATTTCCTGTCTACCTTCCTGAAGGGCACCGCCCAAATGCTTACGCAGTTGGCATTGGTCAACGGAATGAAGTCTGCGTTTGGTGGAACCTCATTTGGTTCATTTTTCGGATTTTCTGATGGTGGCGCAGTCCCTGAGTTTGATACTGGCGGCTATACGGGGGATGGAGGTAAGTATCAGCCAAAAGGCGTGGTCCATGGTGGCGAATTCGTATTCACCAAGGAGGCAACCAGTGCGCTGGGTGTTGGCAATCTGTATGCGCTTATGCGTGGAGCTCAGGGGTATGCAAACGGCGGCTATGTTGGCCATGCCCCGATGTATGGGCTGCAATCTTCGGCAATTGGCGGTGTAACCGTTCAAACGTCCGTGGTCGTTCATAATCAGAACACTCAGCAGCAGGCATCTGGTAACAACGACGCCATTTCTCGGGCTTACAAACAGACTATCGATCAGTCTGTTCGTGCTGGAATTGCTAAGGAGTTGCAACCCGGAAGGTTGATATGGAACGCTATGAAAAGCCGTTGAAAAATTGATAGCAGTCCCTTGTTTGAGCCTGCTATCACATGATTAATCATTTACGAGGCAGATACTTATGGGTTGTATATGTGCCACCCTTGTGTGAGGAGCCTTTCCCGTTTGTATAATGACCACGAGAACCTTTTGCATAAGTGATCGAAGGCGCCACAAGGATTAAAGAAAGAACGGCAACTAGTAGTGTTTTCATAAGAACTCGCTGTGTAGTGAAGTAGTGTAAAAGCCATTCAAATATACGTAATGAATAGGCAGTTGGAGAAAAATTCTTTATACCACTAATTAAACTCAACCCGCTTCGGCGGGTTTTTTTATGCCCGGAGAAAGCATGGCAATCGAAACATTCACCTGGCGAACCCAGATACAGGCGGGAATGGAGGGAACGTTTAGCCATAAAACCCGCTCTGCAACCTTTGGCGACGGCTATGAGCAGATTGCCGGGGAAGGCATCAACCCTGAAAAGCAGTCATGGCCTGTAACCCTAACGGGCAAAAAAACGGACATGCTTCGGGCCCTAAAATTCTTTCGTTCTCACGTCACAAAGGCATTTATCTGGACATCTCCAGTTGGCGAAACTGGGCTCTACCGGATTGAGGCCGAATCAATCAAGTCACAGCCCTTATCCAGCAAAGTCATGACCATTTCTGCAACATTTAAACAGGCTTATGCACCATGATCACAGCCGACTATCAAAGCCTTGAGCCCGGCAACAAAGTCCGTCTTATCGAAGTTGATGGTTCTACTTTCGGCGTGGATGATGTACTGCGATTCCACGCGTACAACCTCCCGCACACAGAAGAAGAAATCGCAGCCGCTGGTGGCGATGAATCAAAGCTGAAGGCGAGAAGTATCTGGTGGCAGGGGGAAGAATATGCCGCCTGGCCGTATCAAATTGAAGGGCTTGAAGCCTCCACAGACGGCAACAGCGCCCAGCCAATGCTCACGGTCGCAGATATCGATAGCAAGATTACAGCGCTGTGCCTGGCTTATGACGATATGCTTCAGGCGAAAGTCACTATCCATGACACTTTTTCACATTATCTCGATGCGAAGAACTTCCCAGCAGGTAACGCAACAGCTGATCCGCAACAGGTCAGAAAACGAGTTTTTTACATCGATGGCAAAAGCAGCGAAATTCCGGGCGAAAGTATCGAATTCGTACTCGATAGCCCGATGTCGTTGCAGGGTAAGATGATCCCCACGCGCCAGCTTCATTCCCTGTGCACCTGGTGCATGCGCAATAAGTACCGCACCGGCGACGGCTGCGACTATGCCGGTACCCGCTATTTCGATAAAAACAACAACCCGGTGAGCGATCCGTCGCTGGATGAATGCCCCGGCACGCTTACGGCCTGTAAGCTCCGGCATGGAGACGGCAACGAACTGCCGTTCGGTGGATTCCCGGGCACGTCGTTGATTAGGAGTTGATATGCGCCAGAAAACCATTGATGCGATTATGGCGCACGCTGCCGCTGAATATCCTCGTGAGTGCTGTGGTGTGGTGGCGCAAAAAAGTCGTGTTGAACGTTATTTCCCGTGCCGGAACCTTGCCGCGGCACCGGAGGAAAATTTTGTCCTCTGCCCGGAAGATTACGCAGTTGCTGAGGACTGGGGTACGGTGATCGCCATCGTTCACAGCCACCCTGACGCCACTACGCAGCCGAGCGAACTGGATAAAGCGCAATGCGACTCAACGCTTTTACCCTGGCATATCGTGAGCTGGCCAGAGGGGGATTTACGCACCATTCAGCCGCGCGGAGAGCTGCCGCTGCTGGAGCGTCCTTTTGTGCTTGGTCACTTTGACTGCTGGGGGCTGGTAATGAGCTATTTCCGGCAAACGCATGGTATCGAACTCCACGATTACCGGGTTGATTATCCCTGGTGGGAAAACGACTATCCGGACAACTTCTATCAGGATTGCTGGTACGAGTGCGGATTTCGTGAATTCGACGGGCCGCCGAAACCTGGCGATATGGTGATCATGCAGGTTCAGGCTGATAAGTGGAATCATGCGGGGATTCTGCTGGAAGGTAACATGCTACTGCATCACCTTTATGGGCATCTGAGCCAACGCGTTCCTTATGGCGGTTATTGGCTTGAGCGCACAATGAAAATATTGCGGTTTAAAGACTGTTTCTGATAACCGCCTGTGACAGTTTTTTATGGGGGAAAAATGGCTGCATTACTCAATGTTGAGCCTGTCCGCACAATTCGATTGTAAGGCGTGCTAGGTGCCACCTTCGGGCGTGAATATCGTTTATCAGTAGCTTCACCAAAAGAGGCCATCCGTGCCCTGAGCGTTATCGTGCCGGGTTTTGAGCGTTACCTTAATACCAGCAAACAACGGGGTTTAACTTATGCTGTATTCAGCGGGAAACGAAACCTCGTAAACGATGAACTCAGTATGGACAGGAGCACAGAGGAAATCCGTATCGCGCCGGTGATCATCGGCAGTAAGCGGGCCGGGATTTTTCAGACAATCCTCGGGGTTGCCCTTGTCGCCGTTGCTGCATTCGTCACGGGAGGGGCCGCGATCGGGATTGGTGGGACTGCTTTTGCTGGTGGATGGGGAGCTGTGGCGGGGATTGGGGCATCAATGGCGATCGGCGGCGTAGTCCAGATGCTTTCTCCCCAGACTACCGGGCTAGCCAGCAAGCAATCAGCAGATAACCGCGCCAGCTATGCATTTGGTGGCGTGACGAACACAACCTCTCAGGGAAACCCTGTCCCCATTCTCTATGGTAAACGGCGAATCGGCGGCGCTGTTGCCTCTGCCGGGATTTACGTAGAAGACCAGCAATAACAAATATTTGTCAATCAGGCCACCTTCGGGTGGTTTTTTTATGGGCGCGATATGGCTAAAACAATTACCGGACGTAAAGGCGGCAGTTCGAGTTCCCGCACCCCTGTCGAGCAGCCCGATGATCTCCAGTCCGTTGCGAAAGCGAAAATCCTGATGGTTCTCGGTGAAGGGGAGTTTGCTGGTGGGCTGACCGCGAGGGATATCTATCTTGACGGCACACCTTTACAAAACGCTGATGGTTCCGAGAACTTCAGCGGTGTCGTGTGGGAGTTTCGCCCAGGGACACAGGCTCAGGATTACATTCAGGGGATACCTGGCACAGAAAATGAAATCAGCGTCGGTACCGAAGTATCCAGCGAAACAGCCTGGACGCATACCTTCACCAATACGCAGCTTTCAGCGGTTCGCCTGCGCCTGAAGTGGCCATCTCTTTTCAAACAGCAAGATAACGGGGATTTGGTAGGGTATTCCATCAACTATGTGGTGGAGCTTCAGACGGACGGTGGTAGCTGGCAAAAGGTCCTTGATACTAATGTGACCGGGAAAACCACATCCGGTTATGAACGCAGCCATCGCATCGATTTACCGAAAGCTGGCAGCACCTGGACCATCAGACTGCGCAAAATTACCGCTGACGCAAACAGTGCCAAAATTGGCGACACGATGACGCTCCAAAGTTATACAGAGGTCATCGATGCCAAACTGCGCTATCCAAACACAGCTCTGTTGTACATCGAGTTTGATTCCAGCCAGTTCAATGGCTCTATTCCCCAAATTGCCTGTGAACCACGTGGTCGTGTCATCCGCGTACCGGATACTTACGATCCGGAAACAAGAACTTATAGCGGTACGTGGCTTGGGATATTCAAATGGGCCTGGACAGATAACCCTGCGTGGATATTCTACGACCTGGTGGTTAGCGACCGTTTCGGGCTTGGGGATCGTCTCACAACAGCGAACATAGACAAATGGACACTTTACCAGGTTGCACAGTATTGCGATCAGATGGTGCCGGATGGCAAAGGCGGAAGTGGCACCGAACCACGTTATACCTGCAACGTCTACATTCAGGAACGCAACGACGCTTATACGGTCCTGCGTGATTTTGCTGCTATCTTCCGCGGGATGACCTACTGGGGCGACGACCAGATTGTTGCGCTGGCGGACATGCCGAGGGATGTTGATTTTACATACACGCATGCGAACGTTATCGATGGCCGGTTTACCTATTCCAGCAGCACCACAAAGAACCGTTATACCAATGCGCTCGTATCCTGGTCTGATCCTGATAACGCCTATTCTGATGCGATGGAACCTGTTTTTGAACAGGCGCTGGTTTCGCGTTATGGTTTTAATCAACTTGAGATAACAGCTATTGGTTGTACCCGGCAATCGGAGGCGAACCGAAAGGGGCGATGGGGGATCCTCACCAATAACAAAGATCGCGTTGTTACTTTCAATGTAGGGGAAGACGGTAACATTCCACAGCCTGGCTATGTAATTGCTGTAGCCGACCGAAATCTTTCCGGACGTGACCTTGGCGGCCGTGTTTCTGCGGTGAATGGTCGTGTTTTGACGCTGGACAGGGCACCGGATGCATCTTCGGGCGACAGGATGATTGTCAATCTGCCATCAGGGGTTTCGCAGTCACGCACCATCCAGTCGATAAGGGGCAATAAAGTAACCGTCACGACTGCTTACAGCGAAACGCCTGTGGCTGAGGCCGTATGGGTCATTGAGTCTGATGAGCTCTACGCACAGCAGTATCGCGTTATTACGGTAACTGATAATAATGACGGCACGTTCACAATCGTCGGTGCAAATCACGATCCGGATAAATTCGATCGCATTGATACGGGAGCCATCATTGACCAGCGGCCGGTGAGCGTGATCCCGCCGGGCAACCAGTCGCCGCCTGCGAACATCGTGATCAGCTCGTTTTCTGTGGTACAGCAAAATATCAGCGTCGAAACGATGCGCGTGAGCTGGGACCAAGCGCAGAATGCTATCGCCTATGAAGCGCAATGGCGCCGCAATGATGGGAACTGGGTTAACGTGCCGCGCAGCTCCACCACTTCATTCGACGTCCCCGGGATTTATGCCGGGCGCTACCTGGTGCGCGTACGCGCAATCAATGCCGCAGAAATCTCGTCCGGATGGGGCTATTCAGAAGAGAAAACGCTGACGGGGAAAGTGGGCAATCCGCCGAAACCGGTCGGCTTCATCGCTTCTGATAATGTGGTTTTCGGTATCGAGCTGAGCTGGGGATTCCCGGCGAACACCGACGACACGCTGAAGACGGAAATTCAGTACAGCCTGACCGGGACGGAAGACGATGCGATGCTGCTGGCAGACGTACCCTATCCGCAGCGCAAGTATCAGCAGATGGGCCTTAAGGCAGGGCAGACTTTCTGGTACCGGGCGCAGCTGGTAGATCGTAGCGGAAACGAATCAGGGTATACAGACTTTGTGCGCGGGCAGGCCAGCATCGATGTATCCGATATCACCGATGCAATCCTGGAGGACATGAAAGGTTCCGATACGTTCAAAGACCTGATCGAGAACGCGGTAGACAGCAATGAAAAAATTGCTGGCATGGCTGACGACATCAAACAGGCCAACGACGAACTGGAGCAACAGGCGCAGAAAATTGCCCAAAATGCCCGGGATATCGGGAAGGTTCAGACCAGCGTTACAAACCTGTCGAGCAAGGTCGGAGATGTGTCTTCTTCTTTGAGCGAGCTTGAGCAGACAGTGGCAACGGCTGATACCGCGCTGGGCCAGCGTATCGACAGCATAAGCGTGTCTGTGGACGGTATGACGGGAGGAGTGAAGAACTCCGCCATCGCGATTATTCAGGGCAACCTGGCTCAGGTGGCGGCGCGCAAAACACTGTCTGCGTCGGTCGCCGGTAACAGCGCGCAGCTGGACCACATTGATGAGGTGATCGTCAACGAGAAGGAGGCAACGGCGCGTTCGCTGCTGAGTTTGCAGACTGACGTGAACGGCAACAAGGCATCCATCAACAGCCTTAACCAGACGTTCTCGGATTACCAGCAGGCTATGGCCACGCAGGTAAACAGCATCACGGCAACCGTCAATGGGCACACATCAGCGATCACCACCAACGCGCAGGCCATTGCGAACGTCAACGGAGACCTGAAGGCGATGTACAGCATCAAGGTCGGGATGTCCAGCAATGGTCAGTATTACGCGGCAGGGATGGGGATCGGCGTGGAGAATACGTCGTCCGGCATGCAGTCGCAGGTCATCTTCCTGGCTGACCGCTTCGCAGTCACCACAGCTGCCGGTAACAGCGTAGCTTTGCCGTTCGTGATCCAGAACGGGCAGACATTCATCCGGGCCAGCTTCATTCAGGACGGCACCATCGAGAACGCCAAGATTGGGAACTACATCCAGTCCAATAATTATGTGGCTGGTTCTGCTGGGTGGAAGCTTGATAAAGGGGGAACGTTCGAAATCAACGGCGTGGCCGGGGGCGGGAGAATGCTGATATCCAGCACTCTCATTCGTATCTACGACAGCAATAACGTGCTACGTGTCAGAATGGGGTTATGGTAATGCCACAGGGCTTGCAATGTTGGGACGGCGATGGTCGAATTGCCGTTGATTTAAGTGATTATGCAATCCGTTATATTGGAAGCACCTCTGTAACATTCTCTGCCGGGGAAACGTCTAAAAATGTTTCCTTTGCAGGGGTTACACAGGATGGAACATTCATATCGAACATATCGACTGGTGCGCTTGCGAATGAATACTACTGCCGCGCTTATAATGGAGGCTTCACAGTGCTTTATTTACCAGGTGGACGTAGCCCAGCAAATACTCTGAATGTGGAGGTTTATAATTTCCAATGAGCGGTTTCGAAATCTATAACAGTGCCGGAAAGCTCCTCGTGGACTCGCAAAACAGGTCCACGATATTTCGCGATCAACGTACGCTTGGTGCAGTGGAGAATAAGGGTTATTACCTCATAGATAGTCCATTTGGCAATGGCAGCACTTTAGGAGATCTTCCACAGGCATTTCGTAAGGACGGTACATTAAGATGGTTAAAGCTTAACGCAAATAAATATGGGTTACTCGGCGCCGATTTGATTGAAGAGAATGCCGGAAGCATGATCCGAACTGCACGTAATATAGGTATGGAGAGTGGCTATCTGGATGTGTTCGATAGTTCGGGAAATCTGATTTGGAGTGCAGCTTCAGCATCAAAAATGCCACGAGTCGTTGGGTTTTATGATGTGCCGGCAAACTATGACTTACAGAACAATACCTTCTCAGTAAGTCTCAGCTACACCCCATGGATTTTGTTAAACAACTGTCCAGGAAATCTCAGCGATGACGGTACTGTAGTGGGTTATTCAGGATTGATGCTCAAATGGACTGGCTCACAGTTGCAGGGCAGATATATCGCGCAGAACCAGCGTAACTGGAGCCAGACATTACAGAGTCGGGGTTTAAGAATTCCCCTCGCTCAATTTGTAGGTATTTGATTCAGGTGGTACGCGAGGATATTGCGTAGAAATCATACTTTGCCTTACACCTTTCTTTGAATTAAATCTGTAGACCACGTCGAGTTTATCAGTCTTTTTATAGCAAATATTACTAAGCCGCTTATGAACATGGCGGCTAAAAATTCCATTACTACTATCGGAAAGAACAACCATTTCTCGCATGGCACAGTCGATATTCACATGAATATCTCCACCAAGCGATAAACGTGCTGCTTCCACCGGATAATCCATTTTGAATTTGTAGTCTGTGTGTTTATCAGCGCATCCAACCAGAAGCAAAAAAGCGACGGCAAATAAAAGTTTCATTTCAACAATCCTGTTTATACGGGAATCCCCATTTTATTAGAGTCTAAAAAATAGTCAGATTGATATAAGCGATCAATTTTACAGAATTGATCACTTTAAACGATCGTTATTATCGTGAGGCACTTCATGCTTTATAACACTGGCACCATCGCAGTTAACGGAAACACCGCAACCGGCACTGGCACGAACTGGACGGCACCGGCCAGCCAGATTCGGGTTGGCCAGACGTTGTTTGTTCTTTCCAACCCGGTACAGATGTTTCAGATCACCGCCATCAACAGTGCGACATCACTGACGGTTACGCCTGCCGCGTCTCCGGCGTTGAGCGGCCAGAAGTACGGCATTCTTGTTACTGATAGTCTCTCGGTCGACGGCCTGGCGCAGAGCATGTCTCAGCTCATCAACGAGTATGACGAGAACATCGGCGCGTGGGAGACGTTCGTCACCACCTCAGCAAACCAGAACATCACCGTTACCATCAACGGGACACGTGTAACTATTCCGGCGATCGGTAAACTGGCCCAGAAAGGAAGTAATGGAGCAGTCCCAATTAGCCAGGGTGGGACCGGGGCAACGAATGCCGCTGACGTTCGCACAAACCTCGGTTTAGGAAATAGTGCTTTATTGGATGCACAAAGTTCTTGGGGTGATGCCGCTCAAAGGAAAGTTCTAACTGTGGGTGCCTTCGGCCTGGGCCGTGAAATTACCGAATCAGTTTCACTTAATACAATGAGTGAATCCTACCCCTCATCGTTTATATGGTCAGTTGAGGATGCCAGTTATATGGGCGTACCAGGCAGCCAGAGCATCACATCAATCGTGATTGCTCGGGGAGGTCGACCAACTCGCATACATCAAATCTACACACTAGGGCGGACTTTCTTCAGCTATCGCACACCTACAGGGTGGCTTTATCAGGAAGCATACACGACAGGGAATACTACAAAGGCCAGCGATGGCACCCTGAAAGCAGCTTCTCCGGTTGCTCGTATCAGTGCAAGCGCAGATACCTGCCTGCGCTCAGATATTGCTGAGGATGGTTTTTCATGGTGCGGCTGCGGTACGGCGAATGCAGAGGCTGAAGGAATCGAAATTTCCCGGCTCGATGTTGGTGTTTATGTGCTAACTGGTTCGGCTGGCCTGGCGTCTGAGGGATGGCAGTTACTGCCGCCAATGGACCCTGGCGGCATGGGGGAGCTGGGAGTTGTAGAAGCTGAGCAAACCGAAAGCGGCGGACTGGCTATCCGCCTGTTCAAACGGAAATACATGCTGAGCGATAACGGGGAGATCGTCAAAACGAAAGGGGAACCGATGGACGTGCCGGTGAACAGCTGGATCGATGTTCGCCTTGATATGCCGGCAGATTCACTGTTTATGCAGCGGATGAATCAGGGACTTCAACCATAGCCGCGTGCAGATTCGATATGCTGTTTTGAGGCATCTCTACACGAACGCTGACGTACTGATCGGCGGGGATGTCGGCCGGGTCTCCATCCGCGTAACCTTCCAGTGAGTTCCTCGCAAATGCCGGTGCTGTCGGGTATTCCCGGTGAAATGTTTTTACCAGTACTGACCCGTCGGCACTAACCTCATAGTCCAGCCAGATTAGGGCCTGCCTATTGCGGTCTTTAGGTATATCGAATCCGCCGTCAATCCCTCCCCAGGCCGCATCAGAGTTCAGACCCATGCAGCCCTCGATCAGATACTCACCGGTTTTTATCCGAGTTACAGTGCAACCTTCTGATTCTTCATTCGTTTCAAACGAACCATCTGCAAACAGCTTAACTACTGGAGAGGCTGCTTTAAGCGTTCCGTCGCTGGCACGGGTCGTGTTGGTGGTACCGTAAAGCATGTTAAAGGTTGAGGTTGCGGAGGTTCCTGAGGTGTTTCTTGCCAAGACCCCAACCACCCCTGTTCCGTAAGCAACGCTGATGATCGCGTGAGTATCTTCAGCTGCAAAATATAGCGATGCAGCATAAGCTGTTTGTGAGTTAACAGTTTTGTTGTTGCGAAAAACACGAGAACCTTTATCCATGAGGTTTGCCCATACCTCAGCAACTGTCTCTGCATTGAATGAAGCCCCTTTTCCACCAAAACCAAACGCGCCTACCTCCATTACATTTCCCACTGCCGTTCCGACGTTCTTTGTCGAGCTGCTTCCTAAACCGACGTTTTATAGATTGCCCTCTGGCAGCAGTGCCGATAACTTCACCTGATTTTTTTGCAGAAAATATTGGGTGAAAAGCATGCAAATTGGCTATGTAAGGGTGTCAACAAATGACCAAAACACGGATCTTCAGCGACAAGCTCTCGAACGCGCAGGATGTGAACAAGTTTTTTGAGGAAAAAATGAGCGGGACGGTAGCGAACCGGCCAGCGCTTAAAAAGCTTCTGCGAACGCTGAATGAGGGCGATACGCTGGTGGTGTGGAAGCTGGATCGCCTCGGGCGAAGCATGCGAAACCTGGTACTGTTGGTGGACGAACTCCGGCAGCGCGGCATCCACTTCAAAAGCCTTACGGATAGCATCGACACTTCCAGCCCAATGGGGCGTTTCATATTCCACATTATGTCAGCACTGGCTGAAATGGAGAGGGAGTTAATCGTGGAACGCACCCGGGCAGGACTGGCGGCAGCCCGGGAGAAAGGGCGCATAGGCGGAAGACGGCCGAAGTTAACCCCTGAGCAATGGGCGCAGGCTGGCAGGCTGATTTCAAACGGCGTGGACAGAAAGCAGGTGGCAATTATCTATGATGTGGCCGTATGTACTTTGTATAAGAAATTCACAGCCCTCAAGGGAATCAGCGAAACGTAAATGATTATAGATCATCAGGATTATTAGATGTGCAGATCCCAACTTTAACCAGACAGAATATCATCAATGCCAGAACTATTACGACGATAGTAGAGATTATGAGCGTTATCATAAATGACCCTTATATGATTTTATTTTTTAGACTGTGTGAATCAAAAAAAATTCCAAACAGTTAAAAATATGTGACTTAAGTTAGGATGGTATTAAATGCCGTACTACATAGAATGTAATGAGTGCGGCGGCTGGCTATCCAGCATCAAACTAGCTTACTCAGGTTATTATGATCGGCTGGACAAAATTCATAATGAGCAATTACCCGAGGGATGAAAATATACATACAAAATTGAGAGTCCTTAAATATCAGCGAATTCGCAAAAGTCTGGCCATATCCTTGAAGCTACCTCACCATTTATTTCATTTTTTACCTTTGAGTCTGGGCACAAATGTAAGGGTTTTTTCTTCTGGTGATATCATCAAAAAAATGACCATAGGCGTATGCTCTAAATTTTTAATCCTACGAAGAATGCCATAAAGTCGCTGTTTTAACTTGGCTGCGCCGTCTTTTTCAGACTCCCAATCTAAAACCATTTGTTTTTCAATTCCGATGTAGGTGTTTTGAGGAAATCTCACTCCACTACCAGATTTTTCCAAATATTGACGACTACGTAAGAAATCTACAATCAAGGAGTTATCCATTTGATTGAAGGGCTTGCTTTCGAACATTAGCAACACCGTATAACTTATGATTTTCATAGAAATCTCATGGGTAGGTTCAGGCCATGTGAACGGTATGTTAGTTAAAATAGCGACAATGTGTATTGTTTAACATTAAAGAAATGTATCGTCTGCTATATAAAAAAAAGCCTACACCAGGTAGGCAATGCTGATGATTTCTAATTATTTTTATAATGCTTCTTGTTCAATATCTTCCGCGATGTTGGTAAAAAACACCGAAGCTTATAGATACTTTCGTGCCGCATCAAAAATTTCCTGAGAGGTTAGCTCTCGATCTGATGCAACATAGACAACTTCATTGTCCCCTGTTAAAGAGGGGAAACCGGCTGACATTATCTGAAGATTGATCTCTTCTCCACCAGGGTACTGTTCGAGTATTGATGTTACGCCTTTAAGCACAGTGACAACCTTACTTGGTTTACCATTAAAGAAAATGATTACTTTTTTCATATATCACCATGTATCCAAACGAATTTAGCGGTCGTGGCTGTTCGGTAAGTGTTGCTTTTTTCTATGTATTGTTTGTTTTTCGAAATTAAAACAAGCAATATCCTGCCTTAGCGTGTACTGTAGTAGCCCATTTGAACTGGAGAAGCCTGTGTCTGCACGTAAAAACAATCAATTCCGCCGAAATTATTTAGTCAAATGCCCTTGTCCAAACTGCTCAAAAGATTCGGAGCATAGTTACAATCGTGTACAAAAGGGATCTCAATTAGTATGCCCTTACTGTAATGCTTTGTTCAAAGCCCCTGAACGTTACTAAAAAACTCATACAATAAATAAGATGTGATGCTTTTGGAGGCTGCCTAACCTCTTACGCACTTTAATATTTTATAAGCAGTTAGCTTCTGCTTTGAGACTATTCATGCAGCAGTCCTGCATTTCATCACATCGGTCAGCAAACTTGACGGTGCTGAAATATGCTGGCCTGTTGTAATGATATTCGCAAACGATAAATGACTCTTCTTGTTTTTTAATTCGTATAAGCTTAAACGGCCATTGAGGGGGTTATTTATCGCAGAGCGTAACATTTGCAGCTGTCGGACCTTTAGTACCGGCAATGATAATAAATTTCACTTTTTGTCCTTCAAAAAGAGTTTTGAATGTCTCTCCCTGTAGTGAAGAAGAGTGAACAAGGATATCTTTACTTCCATCGAGTGGGGAGATAAAACCAAAACCTTTATCTTCGTTAAACCACTTAACAAGACCTATCATTTTTGAAGACATAAAAACTCCCCTTGAACACTTAAGAAATTACAACTTCATGAAAAGAAACGCATAATGGCATACGTATGGACTCAAGAGGAGGGATATCAGAGATAGCACCTGGTTATGAGGATTGCTTAGAAAAAGTCAGATTCACATTGCATCGAACTAACCAGATCATTAAGGCACGCGTTAAACTATTTAGCAAGTTTTATTTTAGCCATCTGGGAGGCTATGAAAATTAGATTAGCTAATCCAAATTTTTCCTGTATAGTAAAATTGGATTTCACAAAAGGAAAATATTTGACTCTTAAAATGACAGGCGTTGTCAAAAGTTTTGACTGCAAGAGTGAAAAGGGGTTCATTATACCATCGGATGGGCGTAAAGATGTTTCTTACACATCTCTGCATTAAACAATAGCGAAAACCAAACGTTAAGTCCTGGTGTTCGTGTTGAGTTCTACCGTATAAATGGACTCAGTGGTCCAATGGCGGCAAACATATTTCTTTCTTAAAAATACGCTATTGTGAGACTAGCTAAAAGGTGCAGGTCTAACTGATATTAGATTTGATTGTTATATGCTCTATCAAATTCCTCCCTTGGTTTTTTACATTTCCAACTGTACGCGTTACCGCATGCCAGTTGAACTTATCGGCGGGCACTGCACCGTCTGAAGCTATCTCTAACGCTTTATTCCCTCCAACGTCCAGCCGCATCCACTCTCTTGCAGCTTCTGGCGACAGAACCAGCGGCCGCCGATCGTGTATATCGACCAGGCCATTATCTGCTTCCGATGTCACAATGAGAAAACCTTCTGCATCATCGCCGCGCTCAAACGGTGTGCTGCCGATCGCCGCCATAAAAATCGGTTGACCGTCGGCACGGTGTATGAAGTAGGGCTGTTTCTTATCACCTTCCTTTTTCCATTCGAACCATCCATCCGCGAAGCAGATCGCCCGGCCGTGCTGCCACAGCGGTTTAAACATTCGGCTGGAAGCCGCCGTTTCGATGCGCGCGTTGATCAGAGGCGTTTTATCCCACCATCCTGGCGCGTAACCCCAGAGCACCGGATCGAGATGTAGTTTTTCGTCGCGTTCGCTCATCAGCAGTACTTTGGTACCGGGCGCGACGTTGTAACGTCCAATACGTTCCGGGTCATAAGCGATGTCATGATCGGCTTCATCGGCCAGGTAAGCCAGATATTCTTCACGGGTTTGGGCTTGTGCAAAACGTCCACACATAGAAACCTCCAGTCAGTCAGACTGAAAGTATAGGGCAGGGAGAAAAAGTAGCGTGCGCTGGTTAATGGTGAAGTCTTACAAGCGGAATCGTGGCGATTATGCTGATCAGGTAGAGATGCGTGAAGCGGTGTGTTGCGAAACTGGAAGGAGCTACGCAAGAGAGGGGGATTTTGGGGGCAGATTTGGGGGCATTTTGAAAGAAGGGACATCGATAGGGGCACAAAAAAGACCGTGCACGTCCGTAGATGTCCGTTAAGCGTTTTTAGCTAACTCATTGAAATATATTTATTTATCAGGATTTCAAAGAGTTGCGAACTTTCTGCACACTAAAACTGTACAAACAGCTTTTTCATTAAATATCACCGATACGCAACGTTAGCGTTTCTGTTTATCATCATTAACGCTATCAAAGCAGGGTTTACAGCGCCTGACAACATTCATTACGGCGGAGCAGCGCATAATACCTGACGCGGGTTTTCTGGAACGAAAGAGGTGTGCACAAGAAAGGGCCCCAACTCATTAAGATTTCTTATTGAATCAGAGCATTGCAGGTATAGGTTACTTGTTAGCCATATTAATGATTACGCCGTAATCCTATTATTAACGGATTAGTGGTAAAGCCGTGCGGGCATTTTCGCGCGTTACAATGCACTGAATACGAACAGGTTTTTGTTTCGCTTTCTTTATTAAACGGGCACGCCATTTTATTTTTTATCTCTTCCCATAGCGCTTCCCGGTAGGGTGACACGTTATAAAGTGATATCTGGCTAAATTCTCCATTAATAAACACGCCGTTTTTCGTAGGGTGAATTCTGTCTCCCGGCACTAAATATATATCGCTTTCGTACCAGATAATTAATCTGATCAGTTTAAGGCCAACGATGCAGGAGTAAACAATGCCTGTATTAGGACAGATCACAGAACTTAAAACGCGCCATGCCATTATGCTTCCCTCAGATTAGGATGATAAGCCTGTAATTTTATTTAGCACGAGATTTCTAGTTAATCAATGTCGTAACTTATTGATATTGATCGTTATTTTATTTGGGTATAGATTATTTCCTTTCATTTCAATGATATAATCCTCACGGAGGTGAGGGTTTTTTTTATGATTTTTTCTCACGGAAAGACAGTGTCGGTTAAATTTTGATCGAGAAAAGGATTTAACATTTCGATGTAATCTTAAGGAATTGTCCGAACGTTTCATTGCCATTACCATGGAAAAACACATCGTAATGGCAATGCGCAAAATAATTAAATGGCGTCTCCGGGACGTTTCACTTTGGCTATCAGCTTTTCGGTAATCAACAGGCCTTCCGCGATACCCTCATCAATGACGGAAATACCGTATTCGTCGATCAGTTCAAGGAGCGCTTCATAGGTCTGGATCAGTTCCAGAAGATTAAAGAGGGCTTTTTGGTCGTGCCGGGTAGGCAGCATTTGGCTGGCTGTGGTTTGATGAACAATCCATTCAAGGTTGGTTTTAATGTTCTCTACATCATCGTAGCTATACAT